CTGCTTTTGAAATCTCAAGCAGATGACATAAACTTTAAATTTACTCAATACAATGAAAAAATTGCTATTCAACAAAATCAAATTGATAGTCAAAGAGCTATTATCTTACATAGGAGTTCAAATTTAGATAGCTTACTTAATTGTCTTGATGTGGCAATTAAAGCTAATGCAACTTTATTCCAATATAACGTAGCTTATCGTGAAGCATTTGCAGAAATGTTTAAAAACATAGATACTGCTATTTATAAGAGAGTGAGACACTTAAAAAGACAATATATATTCGGAGATGAATAAACTACTACTACTAACAACAATCCTTTTAGCTTCTTGTATGACTGAAAAGCAATCAGTTAAGAATTTAGCAATTATTCAAAGTAAATACCCAGAGTTAATCGCTCAAAACTGTGCTGATAAGTTCCCAATTAAAGAAACTATTGAGGTAAGAGAAACTATTACTCATGATACCTTAAAAAGTACAGATACTTTAATAAAAGATACTGTTATAAACAACGAGATAATTCGTTATGTATATCTTCCAGGTCAAACCATCACTAAAACAATCAAAAAGGATAGTGTTATTAGGCTTGAAAATACTGCAAAGCTATTTGTATTAGAAAGCAAATTAAAGGCAGCTAATGAGGTTATAATTAAGCAAAAACAACTAATTACAATAGGTAGATGGGTTGGCTTTTTATTAATGATATTTATAGGAGTAATTTTTGTATTTAAAAAACTATTAAAATGATAATTTCAAACAAATTAAGAGAATTAGTAAAGCACTTTGAGGGTTGCAAATTGACTTCGTATGTATGTTCTGCTGGACATAACACAATTGGGTACGGAAATACTTTTTATGAGAATGGAGTAAAGGTTAAGCCAGGAGATAAGATTACTCAACAAAGAGCAGAGGAGTTATTAGATGTTATCTTGATTAAATTCGTTCAGCAAACTAACGAGCTTATAAAATCAAATGTAAATCAAAATCAAAGAGATGCACTTACGGACTTTGCATATAATTGTGGAATAGGTAATTTAAGAAGCTCAACATTGCTTAAAAAAGTAAATGCAAATCCTACAGACAAAACTATTCGTGATGAGTTTATGAAATGGAACAAAGGTGGTGGAAAGGTTTTAAACGGACTTACACGAAGAAGAGAAGCCGAAGCTAACTTATACTTTTCATAATGGAATACAGACCACGACTCAACGAACAAGAATACGAACTCATAAAAGAGTTTAGGCAGCAACACGATGCTCTTATTGAAGAATGTGAAGATAAGGGCATTCCGGCTGAAGATGTTAGGCACTATTGGTTTAAGTCAAATCGTTTCTCTATGTTCGTTAAGAATGAGAAAAATGGTTTAGAAGATTTTAAAACCGAGTTGTTAGATTTTATTCAAAAGAAAAATCCAACCTATGAAAAGATTGACTATCCTAAATATACAGAGTCCAATCTGCTTGTTATAAATCCTGCCGATGTTCACGTTGGTAAGTTAGCTTTACAAGAAGAGGGTGGAAGTGCTCATAATAACGATATAATCATTAAAAGGGTTAGAGATGGCATCAATGGTTTAATCTCTAAATCTAAAGGCTTTAATATAGACAAGATACTTTTTGTTATTGGAGCTGATATTCTCCATGTAGATAATGCAAGAAGAACAACAACAAGTGGCACTCCTCAAGATACCGATGGGATGTGGTATTCTAATTTTATTTTAGCTCAAAAGCTCTATATTGATGTCATTGAACAATTAGTCCAATTAGCACCAGTTCATGTACAATACGATCCATCAAATCACGATTATACAAATGGCTTCTTTTTAGCTCAATGCGTGGAGTCATGGTTTAGAAACTCAAAAGATATTACATTTAATACCGGCATAGCACATAGAAAGTATTATGCTTATGGAACTAATCTAATAGGCACTACTCATGGCGATGGTGCTAAAGAAACAGATTTACCTTTACTTATGGCTCAAGAAGCAAGTGAGCATTGGCATGGTTGTAAACATAGATACTTTTATACAGAACATATCCATCATAAAAAGAGCAAAGATTATGGGAGTGTTTGTATAGAGTCATTTAGGAGTCCATCTGGAACTGATAGTTGGCATCATAGAAATGGATACCAACACGCACCTAAAGCAATAGAGGCTTTTATACATTCAAAAGATAATGGGCAAATAGCAAGGCTAACGCATATCTTCTAAAATGTGCATAAGTTAATTTTCAAGAATAATGATAATCATGTTACTTTGTAAAAAATAAATAACATGAAAACTTGTAAAATTTGTAAAATTGAGAAACCATTAACAGAGTATGCAAAGCATAAGGAATGTAAAGATGGATTGATGACTTTTTGTAGAAGTTGCTTAAGTGTAAAAAGACAAGAGTGGAGGCAAAGGACTGATAATGCAACTACTAAAAAGTATGAAAAGACAAAGAGTGGTTTTTTAATGAGAATGTACAGAAATATGAAAAGTAGAATTTCTGGAATACAATCAGCTAAATACCATTTGTATGCAAATAAAGAGATATTAAGTAAAGAAGATTTTTATAGCTGGGCAAAAGATAATAAACAATTTGATGCATTATTCAATGTGTATGAGCAAAGCAATTACAATATGAAACTTGCACCAAGTATAGATAGGATTGACTCAAGCAAAGGTTATGTTATTAGCAATATGCAATTTATAACACATTCTGAAAATTCAAAAAAAGGATCAATCTCAAGACATGAAAAATACAGAGAACGAGCAAATTAACGAAGAAGAAAACGAGATAGAATGGATTGTAGATGAAACTACTGCTTCCGAATACATAAACACATTCTGTTATGCTCTTGCTACAATGGAGCAGCTTAATGTTATGACTAAAGATGATAGAGAAGTTATAGATAATATCAAAGCTAAATCCTTAAGGATTGTAGAAAAGTTCGTAAATGAAACTTACAACGAATTATTTGATGATTAACTATATTCATTTAGATATAAAAGGCTTGTTTTAGACATAATTATACTCAATTAGATATAATTTCAGTCACTATTCTACAAATAATTGCATGAAATTTGCCAAAAGTTAGTATTATAAACTATTAATTTACAATAAGTTAGAAAAACTTTAAAAAATAATTGACAAAATTTGTTAATTATTGAAATATTTGTTTTATCTTTGTTCTACCAAAGCAATGGTGCTGAGGTTAAAAAAACAACTATGAACAAATTAACTATCCTTTCAACTGCCATTTCACTTGGCTTAATTCAACAAGATCACATTATTCTTGGTATTCTTTTAGTAGCTGCGACTTACTTTACTGTTGCAGTATTTTTAAACGCACAAAACAAAAAATAATGGAGAACTTAACTAACTGGCTCGTAGAAACTAAACCAACAAACAAATATCTTGCTTGGTTACTTATTATGATCTTAAGAGATACTGATATTATAAATCCTATACATAAAAGATGGGTTTATAGACAAGCAATATTTAACTTGAGATTGCCTAATAAACCATACTCCGATAGAAACCATGATTGGTATGAGGATTGTATGAAATTAATAGCTGCTTATCGTAACTCTAAAAAATAAAAACTATGTATACTAAAACACAATTAACACCGAAAGAGCAACAAGCTGCATTTGACCATGCAAAAACTATAATACACCTTTTAATGCAAAGTGAAAAATTAAGAACTTCATTAACTTTTGAACAAGCTAAAGAATGTGCGAAATGGATAACATTAGAAATCATGGAAGAATTAGAGGAAAACTTTGACAATAAAAAGGGGAATAAAAGATATGATTATTTTGCAGAAGTAGATAAATATATTGATTGCTTTTAAATTAAAAAACTATGTACACTAAAGAACAACTACACAAAGATTTATTAAAAGATTTAAGAGCTCATGACTATTCGTATATGTATAGCGAGTCGGAAGAGGTATGGTTAAAAGCAAAGCAAACAAGATTTGATATTCAATTTCGCATTCTTAACTTGGTTATAATGCATAACTATAACAGAGAACACTTGCTTAATGAATGCTTGGGTTTATTTACTCCTCAATATTTAGAGGGATTAGCACATAGAGAAATCAATAAATTTTTTAACATTTTAAACCAATAACTATGCAACAAATTACTTACAAAGGCTTTCCAGTAACTTTTAGTGCTTACTACCAGCCAGAAGAAAAACAAACACTTGAGCATCCAGGTATTCAAGCTCATTACATTATTGAGGAATTAGCCATATTCGGTATTGACCCTTATGAATTATTAGGGGATAGAAGATACAATTTGCTTATAGCTGAAATTAATGACCTTTTAATGAATGACAATGGATAGGAGGTTATCAAGATTAGAGGAAATAGCTACAATATTTGAAGCATCTCTAAAATCGGAAGAAATAGACAATATGCTACACGATTTTTATGTAGATTTAAAACTAAAATGTAAACAAGAAAATATAAAACTATCCATTTATTATGCAGACAACACCGAAGGAGTTAAAATTGAAGAATCACGAGTTAATTAAACTTAAAGCTCAAATTAAAGAATTAAGAAACAATCTAAAGGCTAACAAAGACCAGGTTATTAAAACTGCAATCATGGGAGTTTGTAAGGACTATAAAATAAGCTACGAAGATATGATGAGTGGCAGCCGAAGAAGAACAGTAGTATTGCCGAGAATGGTTTTAATGTATAAACTATATCAAACCGGCTTTACAATGACAGAAGTAGGTGCTATATTCAACCGAGATCATACAACTGTTTTGAATGCTATTAGGAAGATTGAAGCACAAAAAGACCTTTATGATGATATTATTTTATAAACAAATTTTGTTAATTAAAAAACTTTACTTATTTTTGTAAAACTTCTGGCAGGAGTTATAAAAGCCAACTATAACTATGAACAAATTGTACACTGCTATTGCAGCATTCCAACAAGAAGTACCAGTCATTCACAAAGGTACTCAAGGCTATGGTTATTCTTATGCAGATTTACCAGCTATTTTTTCAATTATTAATCCATTAATGGCAAAGCATGGATTAGGTTTTACTCAAGTAGGTCAAGGCACTGCTTTAAAAACAATTATATTCCATGTAGAAAGTGGAGAGTGTTTAGAGAGTGTATTTGAAATTCCTCAAGGTGTTCAATTGTCTAAAATGAATGACTTTCAAGTGCTTGGCTCTGCTATTACTTACATGCGTAGATATGCTTTAAGCTCTGCTCTTGGACTTGTAACTGATAAAGATACCGATGCTTCTGGCGAACAAGTAAAGCCTGGTATAGATGCTGAATTAGTTAATAAACTTGCTAAATGTAAGGATATTACAGAATTACAAATGCTATACTCTACAAAAGAAGATTGGAGTAATGCAGAGAAAACTTTATTTACTAATCGCAAAAAATCTTTAAAATAATGTTTGAACAAGATAATTGGATGAGCAGTAGGCTGGGAAAGTTTACTGCTTCCGAAATAGGAAACTTACTTACTGAAAGTAAAAAGAAAGATGAGGTATTTGGTGCAACTGCTAAAACCTACATTCATAGAAAAATACACGAGATATTAAGTGGCGAAGTTAAATCTTTAGGCTCACTACCGAGTTTGGAATGGGGCAAATCTTTAGAGAATGAAGCTATATTAGTTTACGAAGCTCAAACTGGTTATAAAGTAGAAAACTTGGGTGGTGCTAATCCTAAATTCTTTGAGTTTGGAGAAAGAGCCGGAGGCAGTCCAGATGGATTGATTGAAAGCGACAAAGGTCAAGGAGTGTTAGAAGTTAAATGTCCTTATACTGGAGAAACAATGATTGATTACCTATTATTTAATACCGGAGCTGATTTACTTGCTTATAATAAAAACTATTATGCTCAAGTACAGTTTAACATGGTATGCACTAACACTAATTGGGCGAATTGGGTTGCTTATGATCCGAGAATAAATATGCTTAAAGTAGTGCATATAGATAGAGATAATGATTTCTGCGAGAAGCTAATTGAAAAAGTAGAACTTGCAACAATCTATGTAAATAACATTTTAAATATAATCAATGGGTAACTATAAAATAACTCCTCCAGTAGGCACTATGCACGTTTATGTAGATGGCAGATTAGTCAAAAGTAAAGTACACAATACCAGGTATAATCGTGAATGCTATGCTACTCAAATGATAATTAAATATAGCGATAGCATTATTGATTTCGTTTTTAACGATGGTTTAAGGGAAATACACATGTTTACCTATGATCCTAAAGCAGCCATTTATAAGCGAGTTCATGAAATACCAAGCTATTTTAAAGATGGCATTGAATATTTTGATGATGCTAAATTTTGCCAATACTATAATCTTCCAGAAGCAATACCTAATAAATTAATCTTAAATCCTATAAAACTATAATTATGAAACAACAAACAATCTTAGAAACACTTAAAAACATTTGTCTTAATTGTTTAGCAAATGAGCCATCAGATCCTACTGAAAGAGAAATAGGATATTCAGCGGCAATGGAACATATAATTAAAATAATAGATGATAACACTACTAATTTAATTGGCAAATATGGTTATTTTTGGGATGATGACAAATCAAATGTTGTTTATTATTCAAAACTATCAAGTATTATAGACAGAGAAGATTATTTCTATGTAGATAACACAAAAAACGAATTTCAAAACTTTTCTTTAACTATTCCAGAACATTTAAAATAAAAAACTATGACACATTACGAAATCTCCGTAGCTAAAAAAGTAGCTAAATTTATCAAGTCAAGTAAAAAAATAACTAACAATGACTTGAGAGCTTTAATGATGCAGGAACACTCTATTCATTTAAGCCAAATCCAAATGCGTAGAATAATTAACTATCTTCGTACAGAGGGGATAGTTAAAAACCTGGCAGCAGATTGGGAGGGTTATTGGATAGAAAAAGACCAGCTCAAAGTAATGAAGTACATAAAATCTTTAGAATTAAGAGCTAAGTCAATAATGCAAGTGGCAACTAAAATGAGAAAAGCACTGTGAAATATAAACTCTTAAAGGATATAAAAAGCAATAGAATGGTAGATAAAAAGATATTTAAGGTATATGGTGCTAAAGATGAGATAGTAGAATTAATAGCTGAACATGGAGAAGTTTATATCGTTCAAGGTAAAAAAGAAAGATTTTCTGTAAAAAAAGAATTTTTAAAGGAAATTTAGTTATATTTGCTTGTTCATAGTTGATTTACCGGTGGTGTAAAAGCTGCCGGTAATTTCTAAAGAACTAATATTTATATAAAAGGGAATATTTAAAAGTAAGGAGTTAAATATTTTCTATTAGGTTTTATAAACCAGCCCTTGTACTCCTTACTACAAGGGTTTTTTATTTTATGAAAAAAGATGCATTTTACTTCCCACACTTTGCGAATGCAAGACACGATAGGAAGATTAAACGAGTAACAAAAGAGCTTGGAATAGAGGGTTATGGTATCTATTTTATGCTTCTTGAGGTATTAAGAGAGCAACAAGATTTTAGATATCCTATTTCGGATATTGACCTACTTGCTGATGAATTTGGAACTTCACTTGCTAAAGTTGAGGTAGTACTTAAAAAGTATGATTTATTTCAAATAGATGAGTGTAATAACTTCTTTTCTATTAAGCAAGTGTATTATTTACAACCTTATTTAGAGAAGTCAAATAACGCAAGATTAGCTGCTCAAAAGAGATGGCAAGGAGTTAAAGATGCAAATGCAGATGCAAATGCATTGCAAGAGCATTGCGTTGGTAATGCAAGTAAAGTAAAGGAAAGTAAACTAAAGGAAACTAAAGAAAAGAAAAGTAAAATAGAATTTGCAGATAAATCTGCTTACTATTCTATAATGACAGAAGTTTATTTTGATTTTTACCAATCAATGTTTAACTTTAAACCTACCTTTAGCCAAGTAGATGGCAAGATGATAAAGGAGATAGAAGCTAAAATAATTGACTTATCAAAGCAAATGAATTTAGCAGTAAGCGAAAACTCAATGCGAGGAAGTTTTAAAAAGCTGCTTGATTATGCAACTAAAGACAAATGGTTAAAAGAAAACTTTTTACTTAAAAATATAAATTCACAATTCAACAAAATTATCAACTATGGAACAAAACAAGAAGGACAAAGAATTGAGCTTGATGAGGAAACAGCAAAGTATTTCGGTTAATCATGCACCGGCTGATTTTAGCCATACAAAAACTTTAGTCCAATTATCAAAAGAATTAGGAGTAGAAAAGATTTATTCCGGAGTAGCTGCTCAATTAAGCAACTTTTTAAACTACATAGGTTGCGAATGGAATAATGCTCAAAAGCAAGATGTTGTAGAGCTTATTTGTAATAACTATGCCAATTTAACTGCAGAACAATGGAAACTATTTTATGTAAAGGCTAAAACCGGAACTTTTGGAGATATATACGGAAAGTTAAGTCCAATTGCTTTTATGAAATGGGTTAATACTTATGCAGCCGAGTGCGATTATGCTAATGAGCAGTTTAAGATACAAAAGGATAGACAGATAAATGAAGTAAGCGAAGAGATACCGGTTATAGACGGATATTTTGATAAGCTAATAGAATGTATCAACCAAGTAGCAAACAAGCCAGAAACAGACAATAAATCGCAAAGAATAGCAGAGAAAAGGAAAGATTGGGAGGCTAAATTTAATTCACACTTTAAAGATAGGTAATTATGGAACTTCAATTAAATTATTTATATAATGAAGATTGTTTAGAAACATTAAAAAAAATAAATGATAATTTTATTGATTTGGTTATTACTTCCCCACCTTATAACATGAATTTAAGAATAAGAAATGGTAATTATTGTTCAAGACAAATAGTAAATGAATTTTCTACTAAATATGAAGGATTTGATGATAATATTCCAATAGATGAATATTATAAATTACATTCAAATATTATAAAAGAATTATTAAGAGTTAGTAACATAATTTTTTATAATATTCAAATAGTTACTGGAAGTAAAAGAGCTTTTTTTAAAATTATTGGGGAATATGCAGAACAATTAAAAGATATAATAATATGGGATAAGGGTGTAGCACAACCAGCTATGTTGCCAGGCGTTTTAAATCGTCAAAGTGAATTAATTTTGATTTTTGAAAAAGAAAATGCAATTAGTAGAAAGTTTTCTAAATTTAATTTTAAAAGAGGAGAATTAAGCGATATTTGGAAGATATCAAGAGGTAAAAAAATTGATAAATCTCACGGTGCAGTTTTCCCAGAAAATTTAGTATCAACTATTTTAGAAAATTTTTCAAAAGAAGGAGATATTATTTATGATCCATTTATGGGTTTAGGTACAACAGCAGTTGTTAGTCAAAAAATGAATAGGAATTGGATTGGTAGTGAAATAAACTCTAATTATTGTGAATTAATTAAAAATAGAATTAATAAATGAGCGAACATATACTACAAGTAAACTGTATAAACTGGTTTAAATTACAATATCCAAGAGAATTGATATATGCCATACCAAACGGAGGATTTAGGCATTTCAGTACTGCTAAACGATTAAAAGCAGAGGGAGTAGTAAGTGGCATTCCGGATTTATTTATTCCAACTCCAATGGGAGAATATCATGGGCTTTATATTGAAATGAAATACGGATATAATAAACCAAGCGAAGCTCAAAAGAAAATAATGGCTTATCTAACTAAAAAAGGCTACTTATGTGCAGTATGCTGGAGTTTAGATGAGTTTATGCAAACTATTAACAATTATTATAAATTGTGAATAAAAAAACTAATAAAATAATTTAAATTAACAAAAATCCTTAATTTTACACTATGGCAGCGAAAATAACAGATGCTTTTTACTTTGCAAAGGCTTTACTTTATGCTAAATTGAGTAGAGATTACTTTGATTTCATAATTACAGAAACCGGAGCAACTTACGGAGCTAAACAAACTTTGAAAGGTTATACTGGTAGGCTTGACTTTATCAATAGAGATTTGCTTATGAAAATAACTCATGAAGATTTTAGAAAAATGTATGAGATTGATTTAGCAAATGCCGGAGCTATTGATAGCATGGCAAACAACTATGTAATTCTAAACGAAGAGAATAGAACAAAACTTGAGGAATATTCCGAACAACTAATAAAAGAACAAAATAAAAAACAATAACTATGTCGGCACTGGTAAATTTCAGCCTAAAGCAAGAAGATGGTACATACAAGTACTATACTGCATCTATTAACGATGAGCAAGATAAATATGGCAATAATGTTGCTATAAGTTTACAACAAACAAAAGAGCAAAGAGAAGCTAAAGAGAAAAGGGTTTATGTGGGCAATGGTAAGGTAGCTTGGACTAATGGCAAAATAGAGGTTGCAACTAAAAAAGAAGATTTACCTTTCTAATGAATAAGCAAGAACAACTGCAATTTGCAAGAGATATATTTAAGGATATATTAGACCTTTTGGAAAGCAAAGGTGATGACTATGCAAATGAAGATAGATTAAGCAATTTTAAGGAAACTGGGATTTTATGTGGTACTACTGCATTCCAGGTTTGCCTTAATCAAATAGGAATAAAAATATCAAGAATTGTCAATTTAATTGGCAAAGAGGCAAGAAACGAGAGTATGAAAGATAGCCTACAAGACCTTATAACATATTCTTTAATTTTGTCAATGGTCCACGAAGATGAGGCAGCAGATAATAACTGACCTTTATAATTCAAGAGAATTAAAAGACGTAATCTCTAAAATGCAGCCGGAGCATTTACGAGATGAATTGCTATCCGAAGTAATGTTAGTAGTATGTAATCTTCCAGAAGAGAGATTATTCCAAATGAATAATGATGGGTATCTCAAATTCTATG